ATGCGGCTCACGAACCAGACCGCAGCTGCCGTCGTGCTTCCCGCCGGGCGCGACAAGCTCGTGGTGTTCGACGACGACCTGCCCGGCTTCGGTTTGAGCCTCAGCAAGGGCGGCTCGCGGACCTGGGTCGTGCAGTACCGGAACGCGCTGGGGCAATCGAAGCGGGAGACGCTGGGCAAGGTCGGCGTGCTCACCGCGAGCGACGCGCGCCGCGCCGCCGGCGAACGCCTGGCGCGGGCGAAGCTCGGCGAGGATCCGCACGCTGAAAAGGTGAAGGCCAAGGCCCGCGCGGCGATCACCTTCGGCGCCGGCGTCGAGCCCTACCTCGAGGCGGTCGCCCCGAAGCTACGTCCGGCCTATCTCAGCGAGGCGTCTCGCTACCTGCGGACGGTGTGGCGCCCGCTGCATCGGCTGCCGCTCCATTCGGTCGGCCGACAGCAGATCGCCGATCGCCTGGCGGAGATCCGTCGAGAGACCGGCCCGCACGCGGCGAACCGCGCCCGCTCAGCCCTCTCGGCGCACTTCGCGTGGCTGGTCGGGACCGGGGCGGCCGAGATCAACCCGGTGATCGGCGTGCCGAAGCCGGCGCCCGAGGTCCGGCGCGCCCGCATCCTCACCGAAGACGAGGTTGCCAAGGTGCTCGGCGCGTGCCGGAACGACGACTTCGGCCGGATCGTTCGGTTGCTGCTGCTGACCGGCCAGCGCCGCGACGAGGTCGCCGGCATGGCGTGGCTCGAGGTCGACCTTGCCGGCGCGCTCTGGTCGCTGCCGGCGCATCGGGTGAAGAACGGGCAGGATCACGACGTCCCGTTGTCGGCCCCTGCCCTGCAGATCCTCACCGCCACCGAGCATATCGAGGGCCGGACCCTCGTATTCGGCCAGGGCGACGGCGGATTCCAGGGATTCTCGCGGGCGAAGGCGGCGCTCGACGCGCGCGCGGGCGTGACAGGCTGGCGGCTGCACGACCTGCGGCGCACCGCGGCGACGCTGATGGCTGATCGGCTCAAGGTGCTACCGCACGTGGTCGAGGCCGTCCTGAACCACATCTCGGGTCACAAGGCCGGCGTGGCCGGCATCTACAACCGGGCGGTCTACGCCTCGGAGAAGCGCGAAGCCCTAGACCTTCTCGGCACCTATCTCGCGGGTCTTGAGCCACGCATCCAGGTCACCCCGGCGGACGCCCAAGCGCCGCTCGCTCAGCCGAAGAAGCGTCGGGCCGCGCCCGTCCTTGCAGATCCGGCGAAGGGTCGCCGTACTTAGCCCGACCTCGCGGGCGGCCGCCTGAAACGGCACGACGTGGCGTGCGGTATCGATCATGGCCTCCTCGCCTGCTGCTGTCCGTGATTCCGCTCGCGCCTTGCCCTACCCATCAGCGTCGTCCCGTCCCCGAGCGGGCGGAGGGGAGGGGTCGCCAAAATACCCGATGGTGGCGGCGAGGCAGGCCAACGATAGGTTGGGCACTGCCACGCCTACAGATCCGAACATCGCCGCCGAGGTTGCCGCAAAAAGCACGTTCATGACGATGAAGCGATTTAAGCGGCTCATGGCTGGTCTCCCTCCCCCTCGCGCGCGGGCGGATTGAGGGCAGCGGGATCAAGAGCGCTGATGTCCTCATCAATCAGACCGCATGCGCCGCCGAAGAATTGCTGGATCTCGCGGGCTTGGTAGCGCGACTTAGTGAGGGCCGGCCGGTAATTCTTCCGCACGTTCCGAACGACGGCGAGGCATGCCGCCTTCGTCGCCTCCGCCTCAGACCGACCCGTACCGGTGGATCGGAGTGCGGCGAGGATCGTCCGCCACTCGTCAGGCTTGAAGGTCATGCCGTCGTGCCCCTTGGCGAGGGCTGCGTTGATGCGCGCTGCGATCCAGCCCAGGCGCTCAGCTTCAGTCGCGGGCTTCTCAGTCACGCTGGCCATCGGTCGTTCCTCCTGTGACGGTGAGAGCGCGGGCGGCGACGTCTGCCATGTCGTGCGCCACGGTCATTTCGCAGGTGGCCGGGCACGCGTCGGCGATCGCGGCAAGAGCCCCGCGCAGCCGCGCCACCTCATCGGCGAGCCGGTCGCGGTCGGCGGTGGCAAGCCGGTGCTCTTCTCGCCACGCCTGGGCCTCGCCGAGGGCGGCAGTCCAGCCCTTGTGATTGCCCTCCGCGCGGGCCTCGGCGGCGGTGATGCGGTCGAGGAGGGCTTGCCCGAACTTCGCGGCGTCGGCCTCGCTCGGTTCGTCTCCGAGGGTGATCGCGTCGCAAGCCGGGCAGTAGATGTCCGAGTCGTCGCCACCACTATCGGTGCCGCATAGCTCGGACGAACCGACCCAGCCGCAGTGCTCGCACTCCATCAGGAAATAGCGAGCGCGAACCGGGATCGGCGCCACTGCGCGCGGTAGGCTGGCCTTGCGGGCTGCTTCTTCAGCCGCGATCTCGGCTTGCATCTCCGCGTCGGTCGGCTCGTGCCGTTCCCGCTCCTCCGCTGAGGCGGCGCGGTGGGGTGTGGGGGCGGTCATGTCAGTGCGCCTTTTCTCTCGGGGGCGCTTCGTCCATGGCTTGGCCGACGACCTCCTCCGTTCGGCTTAGCGGTCCTTGGCTCACACGAACCATGATCGCATCGGCGGCATTCTCGTAAGCAAGCGCACGCTGCTCGCCTTTCGCCGGGTCGATGAAGGGATCGTTCCGCGCCGTGTCGGCATAGGAGCGGCAAACTTCAGCCGCTTCCTTCATGCCCCTGCGCCATTCGTCGGTGCGATCGTCGCTCATGCTCCGTTCCCTCTCTTGGCCGGAGAGGGAGCCGGGCGGGCGGCAGGGACGAAGTGGTTCGGAAGCTCGCTGGGCAAAATCCACGATAGCCGCTTGCTGCCGACCTTCCGGTAGATGACGAGGCTGTGCGGATGAGGCTCGCCGTACTCGTCAAGCTGCTGGCCCATGGCCTCACCCAGCACCTCGTACTCGGTGCCGCGCTTCACATGCTGGACGCGCTCGGGGGTCTCCGCATCACCCTCGGCAACGGGCCAGGCGGCGAGGATGGCGTCGGCTTTGGCGAGAGCGGCGTTCCAGCAGGTTTCGGCATAGTCTGCCGCGGCGCGAGCTTCGGTGCACGCCTGCTCTCGGCCCTCGCCTTGGGTGCGAGGCGGTCGTCCGGACGGCGGTGACGCACATCGCCGCCGGCGCCAGCGAGGCGACCTACGAGCGCAACGCCGACCTGATTTCGGGCGTGCGCTGGGTCTCGGTTCTCGACAGCCGGACGACGCCGGTCTGCATGGCCCGCGACGGCAAGGTCTACGAGCCGGGCAAGGGACCGCGGCCGCCGGCGCACTGGCGCTGCCGGTCCACAACGACGCCGGTCATCAAGAGCTTCCGCGACCTCGGCATCGACCTCGACGAGGTGCCGGCCGGGACGAGGGCGAGCATGGACGGCCAGGTGCCTGCCGACCTCACCTATGGGGCGTGGCTCGCGAAGCAGCCCGCATCGGTCCAAGACGAGATCCTGGGTCCGACGAAGGGCCTGCTGTTCCGCAAGGGTGAGGTGCCGGTCGACCGGTTCGTGGATCGGTCGGGGCACGCCTACACGATCGACGAGCTGCGGCGGCGGGAGCGCGGGGCTTTCCGGAAAGCGGGCTTAGCGGCATAGTGCCGTGATGATACTCGCCGCGCTTGAGAGCCGACTGCCCACATTGCTCGCAGCGGCAGAGATTCAATTCGGCCCTAAGGAGCCGGGCTGGGCAATTGCTGGGGTAGCAACCGCAGATAACGGCCCGGTACTTCATCGATCGGCGAATGACGAGTTGACTGTCTACCTCAACTCTAAACTTCACACCGAGGATCAAGGGCTGTTTCAGCTAGCGCATGAAGTGGTCCACCTTCTGGCGCCGGTCAGGAAAGAGTTCGCAAACACCTTAGAGGAAGGCTGCGCAGTGTGGTTCAGTCTTTACGGTGTTTCTTATCAACACCCAGGATATGCAGACAAAGCAAAAAGTTACATTGAAAATGATCCAAGTGCCGCAAAATACAAAGCAGCTCTAAAGGATGTCGTCGAATTGCTCTCGATAGACGAGCAGGCGGTCAGGAAGATTCGGGGAATATGCCCTCGGTTCGAAAACGTAACTGCTGGTCTCATCACCGAGATACTTCCAAACGTGCCTCTTGATTTGGCGCATCGGCTGGTCGAGCTCCAGCAGATGCGCGTTATGTGATCTGATGGCCGACCTCCGCCGCACCGAGAAGCCCGGCCGCCCGACGCCTCCGCTCATGTGGACGTGCCGGAAGTGCGAGGCGATCGACGGTGTCGCCACCGCCGTCACCACGAAGATCCGCCAGGGCGGGTACGTGAACCTCAAGACCGGCAAGATGGTCGGCGGCAACTTCTACGAGGTCTGCGCGATGTGCCTGGCGCGCGGGCGGACGACGATCATCTGCGCGGCTTAGGGCTCACGCTTCCATAGGAGCACGGCGGTAGCGCGGACCTCTTCCATGTCCGGGCCGAACGCGACGAGGCTGACCGGCCATTCCAGTAGCGTCCCTAGCGCTCCCTGCCACGCGTCGGCGAGCGAGTTGAACTTCCCGAACGCCCAGTCGTCGTTGCCGTTCGGAGGATAGAGATCGACGACCAGATCGATGTCGCTGTCGGGGCGTGCCGTCCCCTTCGCACGGCTACCGAATAGCCAGACCTCGGCGACCGCGTCGGTCCGCTCCGCCCAGTCGATGATCCAGGCGCGCTGAGAGTTCGTCAGGCTCACGCTCGTCTTCCCCCGAGATCCGCGCACCCGCGCGGCTACCCCGCCGGCAGCCATGGCGCTGACCGGCCTCTCCCGCCATGGGGCGGGTGCCAGGAGCCCACCATGAAGCTCAAGAAGGTCTACGACAACGAGGCCGACGTTCCGGCCGACCACCTCTCGCTCTACGAGGAGCGTGACGGGAAGTGGCACCTCACCGTGGAGATCGAGGGCACCTCGGACAGCGGCGATGTCGCCCGGCTGAACAGTGCCCTCGCGAAGGAGCGGAACGACCACAAGACGACCAAGGACAAGCTCCGCGCGTTCGACGGCCTCGACCCGCAGGAGACCCGCGACCGCCTCGACAAGCTGGCCGACATTGAGGCCAACCCGGACGCGACGGTCGAGCAGCGCGTCACCAGCGAGGTCGAGCGCCGGCTGAAGGCGAAGACCGCCCCGCTCGAGCGCCAGATCGCGCAGGCGAACGAGGCGAAGGTCGCCGCCGAGCGCGAGCGCGACGAGACCCGCGGCACTCTGCGCGGACGCACCATCTCCGACGAGGTCCGCGCGGCGGCCTCGAAGGCCAAGATCATCGATTCCGCCGTCGACGACGTGCTGATGTACGGCACCAGCGTGTTCGAGGTCGGCGAGGATGGCAGCGTCGTCACCAAGGACGGTGTCGGCGTCACCCCGGGCCTCAGGCCCGAGGCATGGCTGTCCGACATGAAGGAGCGCCGCCCGCACTGGTGGCCTGCGTCGCAGGGCGCCGGCTCGCAGGGGGGCCGAGGTGGCTCGACCGGCGGCGACAACCCGTTCACCGCCGAGGCCTGGAACGTCACCGAGCAGGGCAAGATCGCCCAGGCTGACGAAGCGAAGGCCCATCGCCTCGCCAAGGCCGCCGGCACCACGCTCGGCGGCGCGAAGCCGGCCCCGCGCAGCCGCGCGGCCTGACCCTTTCCGGCGGCCCATGGGGGCCGCCACCACCATCACCGGCCGCCGCCATGGGGCGCGCGGCCACCTTCCCTCGACCAAGAGCCCGAACACGACCGGCCGGCCATGGGGCCCGGCTTGGCGGTGCTGACGGATCAGACCCTCAAGCCTTCATAGGAGCCCATCATGGCCACCGGCGTCCTTCGCCTTTCCGACGTCATCGTCCCGTCCGTCTTCGTTCCGATGGTCCGCCGCCTGGCGGTGGAGAAGACGGCCCTCATCACCTCCGGCGCCATGGTCGCCGACCCGCTGCTCGACCGCTTCCTGGCCGGCCCGGGCCTGACCATCGACATGCCGCGCCTGAACCCGATCGACCGGCAGGACGTGGAAAACGTCAGCTCGGACGACCCGACCGTGTTCTCGACCCCGAACAAGCCGTCGACCGGCGACGAGATCGCGGTGCGCCTGTCGCGCAACAACTCGTGGTCGCAGATGGACCTCGTGCGTGCGCTGCTGGCCGCCGATCCGCTGGCGCAGCTCGCCAACGACATCGCGCAGTACTGGGCCTACCGCCGCCAGCGCGCGGTGATCGCTCACCTCGCCGGCGTCTTCGCCGCCAACGCCGCGGCCACCGACGCGAACCATGTCGCCAACGACATGACCCGCGACGTGTCGGGCTCGAGCTACACCGCCGGCGTCACCGACTTCAACGGTGCCGCCTTCATCCAGGCGCTGCTCACCATGGGCGACGCCATGGGCGGCATCGCGCTCGTCGCCATGCACTCGGTCGTCTACGCCAACGCGCTGACCAAGAACCTCATCCAGTTCCGGCTGGACAGCGAGGCCAATCCGACCATCCCGACGTACATGGGCAAGGACGTCACCCTCGACGATTCCATGCCCAACGCCGGCGGCGTGTTCGAGACCTGGCTGTTCGGCCGCGGCTCGGTGACCTACGGGACCGGCTCGCCGGAGATCCCGAACGAGGTGCTGCGCATCCCGGGCGCCGGCAACGGCGGCGGTCAGGAGACCATGTGGGACCGCGTCGAGTGGGCCCACCACGTGCCGGGCACGGCCTACGTCGGCACCCCGCCGAAGGGCGGCCCGACCAACGCGGCGACCACGAACAACCTCGCCGCGGCCACGTCGTGGACCCGCATCGCGAAGGATCGGCGCTCCATCCCGATCGCCCGCATCGTCTCCCGCGAGTTCTGAGCCTCGCTCCGGGGCGCGTCCGCGCGCTCCGCCGCCCGCCCCGCATTCCGATCAGAGGAGGGCCGCCATGCCCCCGCGCAAGACCGACGACACCAATCAGATCGACGGCCAGGACGACGTCGAGGGCCGCAACGCGGCTTCCGCCGAGGCCAACCGCGGCCAGTCCGCCGAGGGCGACGCGCCGGCCGGCACGCAGATGGAGGCCCGGATCAGGACCGCGGCCGACAGCTCCGTCTCGCCGAAGTCCTCGACCCTGCAGAACCCCGACGCCGAGAGCCTCGCGCGTGGCTGAGGTCGTCGCCGCAGCGATTTTCACGGCAGCCAGCACCACGGCAGTCGAGGTCGGGGCGACCTTCGGCATCTCGGCGGCGCTTGCCACATCGATCGTGGGCGGCGGCGCCATCTTGACCGGCGGCGTGGCCCTCAGCTTCGCGTCCAGTGCCCTCTCAGACCCGCAGAAGGTCGCGGCGCAGCAGTTCCAGTCGCGTCAGCCCGTGCCGCCCAGACAGCGCTCCTACGGCCGCGTGAAGCTCGGCGGAGCCTACGTCCAGTACAAGGCTCTCGGCGGCGCGTTCTACTACGGCCTCTACCACGGCGAGGGGCCCTGGGACGCGATCGAGGAATGGTGGTGCGACGACCAGAAGACGAACCTCGTCTCTGGCTCCCTTGGCGGGATCGTCACCTCGGTGCCCTGGCGCAACTACGTCGGCATCGAGAGCCACCTGGGGCTCGCCTCGCAGGCTGCGTCGCCTGTGCTCCTGCCCTCGACCGGGTGGGACGCGAGCCACTTCCTGAACGGCTGCGCCTACAGCGCGGTCAAGTCGACGGCGCCGGAAGAGAAGAAATTCAAGAAGTTCTTCCCGAAGGGCTCGTTCCCCACGCTGCGGGTCACCGCCCGCGCGTGCAAGGTGCGGACCCACGCTGATCCGGCACAGACTGCCGACCCCGCGACGTGGAAGTGGAGCGACATCGCAGCCCCGTGCATTCGGGATTTCCTCACGCATCAGCAGTGGGGACTGCGCGTCCCGGTCGCCCTGATCAGCGAAGCCAAGTTCGACGCCTGCCAAGGGCTTTGTTCGCAAGCGATCACCGCCAAGGACGGGACGCAATTCCCGCGCTACTTCCTGGGCGGCACCTACCAGCTCACCGACGACCCGACCGACGTGCTGACGCAGATGCTCGCCGCCTGCGATGGCGTGCTGACCCTGGAGGCCGACGGGACCATCGGCATCACCGGCGGCAAGGCACCTGTCCCGACGGTGACCTTGACCGACGCCGACGTGATCTCTCTGCAGATCGAGGCCGGTGGGTCGAAGCTCGCTGCCTTCAACCGGCTGAAGCTCACCTACGTCTCGCCCGCGCACGATTATCAGCAGGTCGAGGGGCAGGCATGGAACGATGCCTCGGCTCAGGCCGAGTCCGGCGAGCTGCTGGAAGAAGATTTCTCGCGGCCGTGGGTCCAGGCCTTCAACCAAGTCCGGCGCCTCGCGAAGATCCATACCGCGAAGGGCAACCCGGCCTTCAAGATCACCGGCGTGTTCAAGCTCTCGGCCGCGGCGGCGCTGTTCGAGGAGGCGATCCGCTACCAGTCCGACACCTACCCCATGTTCTCGGGGCTGACCTTCCTCGTGACGCGTGCCGTCGCGAACGTGTCCGGCGGGACGGTGACGCTGGACCTGCAGAGCCTCGACCCGGCCGCCTACAGCTTCGACCCTCAGACCGAGGAAGGCACGCCGCCCGCGCTGCCGAACACGAACGCGACGGTGGCCGCCCCGCCGCCCCCGGCGAACCTCGTCGTGACGGTCGAGCGCCGGGCGGTGAACGGCACCACGTCGGCGACCTTCTTGCGCATGACGGCCACCACGCCGGCCCGCGCCGATCTCTCGCTGATCGGGCGCTACCGCATGATCGGCGACGATGGCTACGCCACGATGGTGCAGGACACCGACGATCCGTTCTCTCTCCTGTCCCAGGTGCTGGTCGATGGGGCTCAGTATGAGGCGCAGGGTGCCGTCGCGACCTACGGGCAAGCGCTCGTCTCCGACTACGTCAACGCCGACCCGGACCCGATCACGGCTGTTGCCGACCCGACCGCTCCCGATGCGCCATCCGGCTTCGTGGCGAACGGCGGGGCCGGTCGAGTCCTGCTTGCCTGGACGAACTCCGGTTCATCGAATTACGCGGCCACGCGCGAGTTCCGCGGCACCACGGCGACCTTCGCCAATGCCATCCGGATCAACACCGTGGCCGGCGACCGGCGTCGTCATCGGACACTTCTGGATCAACGTCACCACCGAGGCCAAAGTCGCCGCACCGGCCGCCTCCGCCATCACGCCGATCGCGGCCCTACCGTCTGGAGCTGCAACGAGCGCTCTGCAGACCACGGGCAACACGGCGCTGTCGGGCCTGCAGTCCAGCCTCGGTGCGGCGACCGACGCCACGGCGACCTCGGACGCCGGCACGTTCGGCCTCGTCGCCCTGATCAAGCGCGGGCTCGCGAACTGGACGACGCTGCTGGCCCGTTTCCCGGCACTCGGGCAAGCACTGAAAGCGGCCTCGATCCCCGTCGCCCTTGCCTCGGATCAAGGTGCGCTCACCGTCACCACGGCGGACGCCACGATCCCGACCGGCTCCCCCGCCACCCTCGCCGCCACGGCCAACGCCGCCTTCACCTTCGACACGACGGGCGCGGGGAGCGTCGACATCCACATCACCGCGTTCGGCGGCGTGATGCTCCTGGAGCAGCAGGCAAGCGACGGATCGAACAACTGGCAGCCATTGCCGGCGACCTTCATCTCGAACGTCGGCAGCTCCCAGGGGCGTACCTTCAACACCATCATCTCGGCTGGCATTTGGCGGGCGAGCGTCGGCGGTAAGACGCTGCGGCTGCGCAACAACGGCGCGACGGCCAACACCTTCACCGTCGTGCTCAAGGCCGCGGCGTGGGTGGCGCCTTCGACCTACATCGAGGGCGGATCGCTGGTCGCTAACTCCAGCACGGTCACGGCAGATACCTCCGGCACGATCGCGGCGGGCGCCAACGTGGCGGCCGTGACAGGGAGCACTAGCCGCCAGCTCGCGATCATCAGCAACACCGGCACCAACCCGATGCAGGTCCGCTTCGGCGGTGCGGCGACCGCTACGGTCGGCCACACCATCGCGCCGGGCGCCAACCTGGTCCTTGATGCCAAGTGCCCGACCGCTGCGATCAACCTGTTCTCGGCCAACGGTACGACCTACCAGATCACCACCGGCTAAGGACGCGTCTATGTCCCGCATCCTCACGGCCCTCGCGCTCCTCTACGCGCTGGCTTCTCCCGTCATGGCTGCGCGTCATCGCCCGGTGTGCTTGGCCGTCGATGTCGAGGGCATCCCGGCCCGCATCTGCCCGCCGGCCCGGCGGCGCTGATCGTTAGACTGGCGGAATGCTGCCGTGGATCGTCGCTGGGTTGCCACGAAGCGCGCGACGGACCGCATCCATCTCGACGCCGTACCTTGCTCCGCTCTCACCGTGAACGCGGGGCCAGTGGTTCTGCCGAGCCAAGGCCTCGACCTGCTCGGGCTGGCACTCGCAGGCCAAGGCGATCTCCTGAGCCGTGAGCCAGGGTTTCGTCAGCTTCACCTCGGTCGACATCGCGAACGTCCTTCGTTGCTCGAACGAGGGGCCCACTAGCACAAGTTGATGTCGGCGAACCTACCCTTGCCGGCGTTCGCGTAGCCCGGCCCGCAGAAGCTCTTCCTCAACCACTGCGTAGACCGGCGCCATCAGGTCGTCGTTGCCCGCCGAAGGCGGGAGCACCGGCTTCATAGCCGGGAAGCTGCCCATCAGCTCCTCGATCGACATCGACGGGCGGTGATCGGCCCGCGCCTGAGGCTCGGTGGCTTGGGCGCCGAAGATTGATCTGAACTTTCCGAGCATGTGCGCCTCCGCCGCTTGAGTAGCACAACCCGCACCACCGCCTTCCGTTCTTCCTCATCGTGGAGACGACCATGGACCTCTCACCCGTCGGCGAGGCCGTTCTGATCGCGCGCGAGGGCCGGCGCCTGAAGGCCTACCGGGATTCCGTCGGCGTCTGGACCATCGGCATCGGCCATACCTCCGCGGCCGGCTCGCCCAACGTGACCTCGGGCCTGACGATCACCTCAGCGCAGTGTGACGCCCTGTTCGCGAAGGACGTGCAGGTCTACGTCGCTGCGGTCCGAAAGGGCCTAAAGGTGGCGGTGTCGCAGAACGCCTTCGATGCCCTGGTGTCGGTCTGCTACAACATCGGCCCGGCCGGGTTCGCTGGTTCGACGTTCCTCAAGCGCATTAACGCGGGGGACATGGCCGGCGCTCGTGACGCCGTGCTGATGTGGGCCAAGCCCGCCGCGATCCTCACTCGCCGCCGTGCCGAGGCCGAACAGCTCGTCACCGCCTACGTCGTCGCCTTGCCGCGGCCGACCACGGCCGCCGCGCCGGTGAAGGTGGCCGCGCCGGTGATCGCGGTCCTGCACCCCGAGGTCGCAACCCCCGTCATCGTGCCGGTGCCGCTGGCGCCGACCCTGACCGAGTCCGTCACGCCGAACTGGTTCCGCCGCCTCGGTCGCTGGATCGACGAGCGCTGGGGCGCAAGCGCTGGCCTCACCGCCAACGACAACGCCGCACCGGCCAGCCGCGCGGCCTGATCCGAGATCCCGAGCCGGCCGGGTCCAGCCGAGCGAACGCCTCACCGAAAGATCGAACTCATGAACCGCGTGCTTCTCGTGGCGCTGGCGCTCGCCTGTGCCTCCACCGCCGCCCTCGCCCAGACTGCCGCACCCGTCACCACCGTCGATGTCCCGTGGAGCGGCTGGCTCACCGGTGCGCTGTCCTACATCGCGCCGCTCGCCGTCACCGCGCTCGCCGGCATCGCCACCAAGGCGATCTACCAGGTGGCGCCGATGGCTCGCCTGGTGCTCACGCAGAACCGCGTCGAGCAGCTTGGCACCGCCGTGACGCAGTACGCGATCAACGCGATCGACGGCGCCACGAAAGACGGCAAGCTCACGATCCCCGTCGGCTCGGCGGTGATCGCCAAGGCCGTCCAGCGCGGTATCGACGCGGCGCCCGCCGCGGCTTTGAAGGCGGCCGGCGGCCCCAACGGCCTCGCGGAGATCGTGTTCCGCAAGCTCAACCTCGTGGACGAGGCCAACGCCGCCAACACGCTCGCGCCGGCGCAGGCCGCCATCGCGGCGAAGTAGCCTCGACTCTGCGCCCTCAGCCGTGAACCGGAACCTCTGTGAGATGCGATGTCCGCCAAAGAGCGACGGTACACGGCTGAGGAATGGGCGGAGATCCAGGGGCAGTACCGCGAGCAGCCAAGGCGCGGCGTGCGGACGATGTACCCGGACCCGCTCGACGAGTGCGAGCTAGGTCCGTTCGTGCCGCCGGGCGGGTTCAGCCAGGGCCGCGGCCGTGCCGAGTCCCCGCCGGCCCGTCATCAGCCACACGTGGAGACCTTCATCTCGACCCTCAGCGTGGAGGACGTCTCCAAGCTTGAGGCCTTGATGGCGCTCCGGCCCGAGACCGTGAAGTGGGTCGCTGAGAAAAACACCCGCGAGCTTGAGCGGCTGGATGGCGCCGTCGAATTCATCTCGTCCTCGCGGACCGCAGCCAAAGCCCTCATGTGGGTCTCGGGCGTAGCGGCTTCGTTCGCGATCACGGCGTTCGGCTTGGCCAAGTCGGGCATCGATCTGTTCTGGGCATTCCGGGGAGGTCGAGGATGACGCTTCGCGTTTTCGGCTACCTCACCCTCACGCTCATCTGCAGCACGATCCTCGGTGCCGCCGGTATCTTTGCCTGGTTCGCCGGAGATCGAGCCGTCCCTGTTGTGCTGATGTCGTCCGAGGTGCTAACGCCGCGCGTTCGGCCTGGCGACAAGCTCCTCATCCGGCAGCGCGTTCGCTTCGTCCGCGACTGCGCGGTGCACATCGACCGCGCCCTTTACGACCATGCCGCCGACGGTCGGACGATGGAGCAATCCGACACCCGGCGCGAGTTCCTGCGCGACGTCGATTACGACCACCCGCAGCTCGGCCTTGGCGTTCGTACGATCACGTTTGAGGAAGAGGTACCGCTGAACTTCAGGCCGGGCCCAGCGGAGTACCGCGCGCTGCCGTCCTACTCGTGCAACCCGCTCCAGAAGTTCTACTGGCCGATCACTCGGCCCGAGACGATCATCCGGTTCGAGGTCGTGGGGGACTGATCTGTGAAGATGTGCCCCGAAGGCGCGTTCACCGCCGGCCACCTCTGGATGGCGGCCCTGGGCGGCGCGATCCTCATGCCGGTGGTGTAGCTATCCTACGGGATCTGGCCGCCTCCCGTGAGCTGCAGCTCAAGAGATGAGCCCCCCCCCTATTGACCAGATGGCCCTCCCAAGGCGAGAAGGCAGCCCCCTCCAGCCACGGGCTCTACCCTCGTTGTGCAACTGCCAACAGCCAACAGCGTGCAAGAATGGCTGGATTTAGCTGAGTCCGCACGGATAATGGCCGACCAGGCGCTCGGCAACCCTAAAACTTCAACGATGGCTTGGAGCAACGCGGGGTTCGCGGTCGAATGCACCCTAAAGGCAGCCATAATGCGGGCCCAAGGGTTGAACAGCTGGCCGTCACGGGCCGCGCGCTCTGATCTCTACACTCACGATCTGGCCGCTTTGGCGGCGGTGCTCGGCATGGTCGTTGCGCCAACGGATACGGTGGCGCCCTCGTGGGCGGTCGTGCTTAAATGGCGGCGCGAGCATATGTACAGCCCACCGATGACACGCGTCGTCGCGCAGTCGCTTCGCGAAGCAGCGTTTTCGGCAACGGATGGAGTAGCGCCATGGATATGCGCGAAGTACCGGATTCCATGAAAATGCCGCCCAAGATTCAAGTTAATGATTTGCCGGAAGTTTTGGAACAGGCAGGCCATTCATTTAAGGATGCAATAATTAAGCTTGGGCTTTCAGTCGAAGGAATTCTGTGGGTCAATATGATTGAGTCTAAAAAATTTGAGATGTGGATAGTTTGGTCGGGCTTGGACGCCTATGGGCCGCTAGCGATTGCAAAATCACTGTTCCGAGCCTATAATGCTGCAGCTCTACCACAGGTAATTGACCCATTCGATATAACTGTTGTTGGACCAGAACATATTGTTTCTCGTTTGCACGCCGCATTCAGCAAAAAATCAAATATAGAAGCGCCTGATCTTGCGGAATATGCGGCACTTTATCTGCAGGAGGGAGAGAACAAGACGGTTTTCTGTGCCGTCAAGCGATCCTGGATCCTTTTACCGGTAAAGCGTCGCCTGCCGAAAAAAGAGATAGACCGCGGGTGGAGGCGGTTTCAGGACAACGTAGATAAGCTGGCTGCATGACGAGCGTTGTTCGGAGGTTAAGGTGCAATGCCTCGCTCCTCCTCGACTCAGCCCCGCCGGCATCCGCCGCGCGGGGCTTTTTCGTTTCGGCGAATCAGCAACCGGATGCCGTTCGTCGCGTTGGCGTCTCAACCTGGAGACGAACATGCAGAAGAATTGGTTGACCCTGCCGGAGATCGCTTTGAACCGGCACATCACCATCGACAAGGCGCAGGCGCTAGTGGACGACGCGAACTGCGCGAAGGTCTTCAAAGCCGACGGCACGCTCTACCTGATCTGAGCGTTCAGCATTCCGATCTCAGCCCGCCCGGCATCCGCCGCGGCGGGCTTTCTTCTGCGCTATGGGATTCGGTACGGGCGGGCGATCACAGCTTGGGCTTGGGGGCCGCGCGCGGTCATTGCCTTCGTGCTCGAGTGACGGCGGCCATGACCTGTCGACCGTCTCGGCTCGTAGTCAGGCAGGTACGGCCCGGCCACCCGTTCCGAGCCGTAATAGTCGAAGCCACTCGACCCGAACGTTCCGCCCCGCACGACGCCGGCCGACTCAGGCTTGCCAAGCAGGAAGTCTGAGATCGGATCCGCGACTGCAGGCAGTGCTGTGACGGCGAGGACGAAGGCAGTGAGGAGCAAGCGCATTCGCCACCCTACGCCCTTCCCCGTGAGAATACGCTTAACGAGGTTGGGATCTACCGCGCAGCCTGCCACACCGGCACGCCGACAGGCCGCCCCGGGCGGTCCCGCCGAAAGGTCTGGTTGCCGTACCGGATCCAGGTGTCGCCGATCGCCTCGACGCGGCGCGCGTTGATCATCAGGCCGCCGCAGTAATCGACGCGGACCACACCGACGGTCGGGTGCACGCCGAAGAGGTCGGTGACCGTCCAGCCGAGGGCGATGGCGTCCTCACCGAACCGGTCGAGGAAGTCTATCGCCGCCTCGCGCATCTCCTGCCAGCGCTGCGCCGAGAGGCCGGGACAGGGCGGCACCGTGGGCTTCATGGCCTCGAGCGCGTCGCGCCAAGCCTGGAGGTCGGCAGGCGCAGGTCGAATCGGTGCGGGTGATGCCATGGGTCTCGCCGGATGTGGGCCGGCGGGGATAGGGGTGCCGGCCGGGCGGCACAAGGCGGCGTTCGGCCCTACCGCACCCGCTGCGCCGCCCCGCCGATCGCCATCCATGCGCGCCACGCGACGTGCAGCTGCTCAATGGCCTCGTCGCGGGTCTCGACGGTGCCGCTCAGCGCGCATCCGACCGTACCGGGAGCGGCTTGCACCCCGTTCGCGAAGAATGACCACTTCCCAGCGCGCAGGCCGGTCTCACGCCGGATTCGGCCGACGAGGTATCCGTCCGCGTCCCGGGCGATGAAGTCGTAGTGGCTATCCGGCTGCGTCCGGGACCAGACGAAGCCGCTCACGCCAGCCGCGCCCACACCTCGGCCGCCAGCATCACAAAGAAGCCCGAGCCGATCAGGTAGAGCGGGAGGCGGTTTCTTGCGCTTTTTGCACGGAAGGGGTCGCTCACTGCGCCTGCTCCGGCCCCTCGACCAGCCCGTAGAGATGCGCCAGCGCGATCAGCTCGCCGTCGGTGCATTCATGGCCGTCGACCAGCCACAGGCCCAGGTCGTCGCCGGTTGGCTCGACCGTTCGGCCGATCGCGCGGAGGGCTTCGACGGCTTCGTGGAAGGGGTCGTCACTCAAGGCCCGGTGCTCTCGTTCTTCCGGTATAATGCAGAGACCTCGCCCAAAACCGTTGGAGCGGATGGCCTGATGACGCGAATTACCAGCGCGGTGGACGCTACCGGCTCGTCATTTCTGCGGTGACGAAGGCTTCTACCAGCGCCCTGATTTTGCGGTGAGCGGCGTCCTCGATCTCGGTTGAAGATTGGCCCTGCGCAACCGCGACTCTCACAACGCCATTCAGCCTGCCGTGATCAGTTTCGAGGCTGAACTGGAAGTTGCCGAGGCGGCCCCGCTTGATGCTAAACACTGGTGGCTTAGGCGCGTCGCTGACGGGTTCCATGCCCTGATAGGCGTCATGGCCGCCCTACGGTTCCCGTACATTCCCGCCCGCGAACAGGCGCGCCTACCACCGGTCCTGCAGTTCGCGGCGGCGCTCACGGCACCGCCGGCCGCGCCAGCAGGATCGCGGTCCGCACCATGCCGCGCCGGAAGGTCTCGGATGCGCCGGGCTCGGCCACCGCCTTCCGCGACGGCTCGTGCTCCTTCACCGCGGCGGATGGATCGACCGTGTGGCCGCTCGCGAATCGGAACAGGCCCACCGTTGGGTCGCGCATGAACACGTCGACCGCGGCGTTCACCTCGTCGGAGGCGATCGTCTTGGCTTTGATGAGGTCGCCGGTCGTCGCGTCTGCCAT